TCTGCAAATAATTATTCTAGACAATTAGGCGTAGATATATTACCACATAACTTAATAAGAACTGCTATACCAGATAATGAAATGATGTTAACACTATTTAATGATATCTTTTTAAAATTGCCAAGCATATTAAAAACAAATGGACAAAACGATTTATATATGCCTTTAAGAGACACATCTGACAATACATTTCCTTTTAATAAAATATTTTATATTCACATACAGTCTGGTTATACGTTAGGATATTTACAATCGCTAACAGAAACAATAAACACATTAAACTTAAACGTTGAACTTAATAATTTTGAAATAATAGTAACTGAAGTAAATGGAGTTAAAAATTATGAACTTTCAGATGCCGCTAAATTTTATTTGGCAGAAAATAATATTAGTCAATCAACTTATGTCTCAAGCACGAATAAACCGTTAATAATATTAAATTGTGACCCCGAATTAAAAAATAAATTAATACAACTTTTTAATGATATACAGTATTATGATAATTACACGTTATTTAGTGATTCGTTTGCCACTGTATTTCCAACGGCATATAATTTTACGGCAGGGTTAATTCACGTTGGAAATTTTAGTCGCAGAGGTTATATTTTATCTTCTGCAGTAGACACTACACAATCAATTAATCCGTTTATATTGAACATATTTGAAATTTTATCAAATTGTGGTAATTTCTTTAAAATTTTTTTAAATAACAGTTTTATAGCAAAAAACCTTATTGATCAATTAATAAACATACGAGTTATGCAACCAAATACATGGTCAGACAAAAATTTAATTGTCTCTAAAATTCAAAGAATATCAACTAGTTTAAATTTATTGGACACTTCATGGAAATTTGAGATTTTATTCAAAAAACAAAATTATATTTTTGAAGAAATAGCACTAATTAAATCAAATTCTCAACTTATACAATACCCAAATAAGGCGTCTGATTTCAGTAGTGAGTTGGGAACTGTACGCAATATTCAAGAAAATATTGTTTTAAATGATCTTGCTTCTACTGGCACAAATATAAACACAATATTAGACAATAAGTATTTAATAAATTACGATGAAACATATATGGTTGCTTATAAAAACTTTTTAATACAAAACTTCAATAAACCATTACCAGAAATACTTTTTAATCATTACATTTTATTCACAAATGTAAATACATATAATATTCCCATAAAGTTGCTTGAACCAATAACAATTGATGTTATTGTAAATAGCGATGATTTTTTAGACATAACAAAATTAATAAATATACATATTCCTGAAATTTCTTATTATGCGAGAGAGTATTTTTACGATAGTTCTAATAATTATTACGTTGATGGGTTAGCGACTGATTTTAAAAACGAAGCAACTTATGATTTAATGATCGATGGTTCATTTAATATAAGTGTTCCTTTATATGAATCTTTCAATCTGATTTTTTTTAAAGGGAATGTTGTGCGAATAGGTACGAATGAAAATAATTCTTTTAGCGTAAATAAAACGGTGCGAGGATACGTGAATCAACCTATAAACATTAATTTTTTATCAATCGAGTATGATTATAACATAGGTGATCCAGTTATTGTGAAACAGTGCGCTCAAAAGGATGTGTCAGGAAACTGTATAAATTTTAATGAAGGGGTTGTTACCAGCGTTTCAACTAATAAATATACAATTGGCGCTTTATTTGCTGAATATATAGACCCATCTGGAAATACCGGAAATAAAACTTATAATGTAACAAAATCTTTTACTCAACCAGAGATATATAGTTACGACTTATAAAATAGTTTAACCACGCAAACGTTAAAATCTAGAAATAATAATTAAATAACAAATTTAAATAAAATTGATACATTTTAAATATATTAAATAAAATGTATCATATAATGTATCATAAAATATATCATAAAATATAATATCAATAGTTATCAGTTCGTTTATAATCTTTAATTATAATTTAAACTACGGCATAGGGAACACAAAGTTGAACTGATGGAGTAACAACCATTGTGTTTCCCAACATATTCAAAGTTTCGTTAAGTGCAGTAACAACTCCATTGTTAAGTATATCATTTGTCTTATCAACATCATCATTAAATTTCCGAATTTTATTTTTAGTGCTTACTGAAAACAAAGCAAAATTTTCGTATTTACTAGGAATTTTATCTGCAAATTTTAAGTTTGGAAGTGCGGTGATTATATCGTAGACGGAGTCTTTCACAAACTTTATAATATCTGCGGGCAATGTTATTGAAACACAACCGAGAAATGCTGCCGCTATACCGGCAGTACATAGCATCATTGATATTTTTATAGTAGGGTTAAATTTGTTAATAATGTTACTTATCGGGTTTGAACTAATACCATAATGTATTGTTTTGAATTCCTTATATTTATTCAAAATACCATCTATTGTAGATTGTAGTATAGTAATTTTATCTGAAAGATTTTTCCTCTTTTCATATCTTTCTGCCAATGTTCCTCCTTCTATACCAGTTAATAAATTCTCAATTTTATCTTTATATTTTACAATATTTTCATGTGCAATTATAATTGCCGCTAATGCCCCACCCGTAATACCTGTGGTGTTTACATGATTTGTTAGATAATTTTTTGTTTCTAGTGAAGACAAACTATGCAATAATTCATGCAATGGTTTATTATAAAGTACAAATTCTGCTGTTATTTCTAGACTAGCTGGATTTAAACTAAAAGATATATATTGCCCGGATGTAAGTAGGTTAAAAGAGGTATGAAACGAGGAACTACATGTAGGGGAATAACGATTAAGACCATATTCCATGCTAAACTGGTTCACCTGTAAATTTAATGTAATGCCTATGTGTGTTATATAAAATTCTATGTATATACCATTAACCTGTTGCTCTACAAGTTTAACAACAATCCCTTTCATTATTTTCAAAATAGATGCAAAATTAATGTTTTCCGTCAATGTAGTTATAATATTATTAAAATTTGACTTATTTTTTACTTTTTCATAAATTTGGTTATCTACAACCTCAAGGGCTGACAACATTCTGTCAAGAGGAATATTTGTTACTAACTGAAATTGTAATTCAAAACTAGCATCTATTACGGCATTAAACTTAACTCCTAAACCATTAAAATTCATTAATTCTTTTTGACTATAAGTATGGTCAGCAAAATATATTTGGTCGTGCCTTTTGGATTTCCATATGTCCCAACAAGTTTTCACCCCGAAATATTTTTTACATTTTTTCTCTGAATAATACTGAGTACAATCAAAACCGTCGAACAATGTGTTATTTCTTTGTTCATCACAATTACCAGAATAACCAATTCTTGCTCCAAATACTTTTAGGTCTATATTTGGTGATACTATTTTGAAAGGTGGAATAGACGTATTTAAATCTATAGTCAATGGTAAATTTTCTGATTTTATTGTCCATTTTTGGTTAAAATCTGAAAAACTACTGGAAAGATTTGCTGAGTAACTTAATCCTGCACAAGGGGCGACTGTTGCGTCTTTTAATGTTTTTTCTATACTATTATTTATTGACGAATGATTTTTAGATGAAATAAGTCCAGGCAAACCTATAGGGGTTGCTTGTATTTGTTTATTGTCTTTTTTAATATTTTCTTCTTCATCAACAAAAGTTTCGTTTCTTATATCTTTAGTATTTATACCATAGTTTTCTAACGTGTATAATTCATAATAATCTGTTAATAATTTTTTACTAAACTTAATTTTGTAGAAGTTTTTATTAAAGTCGTTCATATACGTTTCTACGCTTGTTTTATCAAGTTGAATGTCAGACACATCAATAAGTTGAGACTCTTCTGGAACATATAGCAATTCTGTTAAATTTGTTTCTTTTGCGTCTACTTTAAAAATATCGCTCATATAATATTAAAATATTAAAATATTAAAATAAAATATTTTAATAATGTATATGAATATGAATGTAAATGTGAATAATACATCTTTTAATTTAGGTTTAAAAAATAACAATAATAGATGTAATTTATGTCCTCAAAATAATACAACAACAAAATCAATTAACGCACCAAAGAATGAAAATAAACAAATGAATGCACATAACTATTTTAATAACAAAAATAAAATATTAATTTGTCCTTCATTGCCACCAAAATAAACGAAAAAACTAAATAAATGTTATTTTGTATAATAATATTTATTTTAATATTATTTTAATATTATTATAATATACTATGCCTAGATCTTGGAGTCGTATTGGTGGTTGGAGATTAAAATATGAACAAATTCCTATTGTAAAACGTCCAAATGATGTTCTAAATCGTGCGCTTGTAATTTTAATGGGGGTATTTTCACAAAACGAATACAACTTTTTAAGAACAATATCATCAAATAATTCACTCCCTTTTAATTTTGATATATATTATGGAGACGGAAATTTACTTGATTTATTAAAAACAAACTATGATAGAGGGTATAGAATATTTATAAGTACACACGGTTCATTCGCTTTAGCAGGAATATTTGATTGGTTAAATAGTCGACCTGACGTATTAGTAATTAATACTCCATCTACTCTTTCTGTACAAAACTATTCTGCTCTATTAGGTGTAGACATAATGCCTTACAACTTAATAAGAACCGCAATTCCAGATAATGAGATGATATTAACTCTATTTAAAGATATCCTTTTTAAGTTACCAAGTATATTAAATACAAGTGAACAAAATGAGTTATATGAACCTTTACTAAACATAGCACAAGGTGTTTTTCCTTTTAATAATGTAGTTTACATTCACATACCATCTGAATACACGTATGGATATTTACAAACACTTATAGAAACTATTAATATATTAAACCTAAATGTTGAATTAACGGTTTTAGAGATAACTGATATATCAGGTAATTACGTTCTACCAAATGATGCTATCTACTATTTAACATATAATAATATTAAAAATGACCAGTACGTTAATAGCAATAATAAACCTTTAATAATATTAAATTGTGAACCTTCTGAAAAAAATAAATTAATGAAACTTTTAGACGATGAAAGGTATTACAATAACTATACATTATTAAGCGATTCATTCGCTACAGTATTTGATGTGTCATATAATTTTACAGCAGCACTAATGCCACTAGGAAATTTTAGTCGCAGAGGATATGTTTTATCTTCTATAGTAGATAGTACTCAATCGATAAGTCCATTTATATTAAACATATTTGAAATTTTCGCAAATTGTGGAAATTTATTTAAAAATTTATCAAATAATAATTTTAGAGCGTCAAATATTATTGACCAATTCATAAACGTAAAAATAATGAAAATAAATTCATGGTCCGACAAAAATTTAATTGTATCTAAAATGCTAAGAACATCAGATATTTTGACCAATACTTCATGGAAATGGGAGATTTTATTTAAAAAACAAAATTATAATTTTGAAGAAATTTCTGTAATTTCATCAAGTGACCTAGTTATAAAATATCCGGATGACTTGGTCTTTGGTATTGATTATGGCACCGTAAATTACTTTGAAACTAATTTATTACTGACTAATCTTGCTTCTATGGGTTCTAGCATAAACACAATATTAGAAAATAAATATATAGTTGTACCGAGTGAACAACTATTAATAAATTACAAAAATTTTCTAATACAACATTTTACTAAAAAAATGCCGCAAATAATGTTTAATCATTATATGTTATTTATAAACGAAAATAGGTATAACATTCCTATACAAATTCTTCAACCGATAACGATTGACGTTATTATAGGAATAGAGGCGGTTGAGAATAGCAATACAATTAACATACATATTCCAGAAATTGTTTATAACGCGAATGAGTATTTTTATGACATTAATAATGGTGATTACATTGATGAATATACACGTGAATTTAAAACAGATGGAACATTTAATATTATTAGGGATTGTTCATTTAACATAGACGTACCAACATTTTCCACGTTTAATCTTATTCTTTTTAAAGGACATGTTATAAGAATTGGTAAAAATGAAAATGTTTATTTTGACGAAGACATTTCTTTTAATGTACTTAAAACTGTAAGAGGAAGTATTATTCAACCTATAGAACTTAAGTTTTTAGTAATTGAGCATGATTATAAATTAGGTGATCCAGTTATTGTAAAACAATGTGCTTCTTACAATGTATCAGGTGATTGTGATTATGTAAATATTGGTGTTGTTAATAGTGTTTCAGAAAATAAATATTACATTGGTGTTACATTTACGAATTATAAGGATCCTGAAACTGGAAATATAAGTCCTAATGTAACTAAAACTTTTACTCAAGAAGAATTACGTTTGGGTTAAATTGAACCACCCATATAAAATATCTATTAAATAATTAAATAACAAATTTAAATAAAATTGATACATTTTAAATATATTAAATAAAATGTATCATATAATATAATATCAAGCATGAACAGTTCGTTTATAATCGTTTCTATCGAAGGAAATATCGGCTCCGGTAAATCAACATTGTTGGCAAATTTGCGCAGTTACTATGAAAGCAACTCAGATGTCATATTTTTGAAAGAGCCGGTGGATGAATGGGAAAAAATTAAAGACGAAAATGGAACAACTATCCTTGAAAAATTTTATGGCGACCAAGATAAATATTCGTTCCCGTTTCAAATGATGGCCTACGTTTCTAGATTAAAGGTTCTTCGCGACGCTTTAAAAGGCATTGACCGAACTCAAAATCGTCGTATCGTTATTATTACGGAGCGCAGTTTATACACGGATAAAATGGTATTTGCAAAGATGTTGTACGATAGTCAAAAAATTGAACTCATCAATTATAAAATTTATTTGAACTGGTTTGATACCTTTTCCGAAGAATTTCCTGTAAATAAAGTTGTATATGTTAAAACCGACCCAGAAATTTGCCATTCCAGAATTATGAAGCGTTCAAGAGAAGGCGAAAGTAATATACCGCTGGAATATCTACAAAATTGTAATAATTACCATAACAATATGTTGGACGTAAACTTAGCCGATTGCGTTTGTCATGACCAGTTAATACTCGACGGAAACGTTGATATTTATGAAAATGCTGATCAACTTGTAAAATGGATAAATGAAATTGAAGGTTTTATAAGCAATTAAATTATAAAACCCGAAATAAAATGATAATATGAAAATATATAACACTAACTTTTTTTATAGTTATATATTATGAGTGAACTTGTCCGAGAAGATGACCGAGAAGATGTCCGAGAAGATGTCCGAAAAGATGACCCAGTAACAAAAAAAAGAAAGGTAACAAAACAAATTGTAATAAAAGATAAAGAGCATTTCATTCAAAAGGTTAAGGATGAAAAACCTTCACCAAAAAAACCTTCACAAATACCCGATTTTGACGTTACCGCATTAACAGATATGTCAAGAATTTTTAAAAGTGCTAGTAAATGGACCGATGACAAAAGCAATTTTAATATAGCAAGATTTAATGAGGATATATCAAATTGGAATGTTAGTAATGTGACAAATATGGAAAGCGCTTTTTCAGGCTGTATCGATTTTAATCAGGATATATCTAGATGGAATGTTAGTAAAGTGACAAATATGGAAGGAACTTTTTATGATTGTAGAGCATTTAATCAGAATATATCTACATGGAATGTTAGCCAGGTTGAAAATATGCGTGGTATGTTTTTTAAATGTGAAAGTTTTAATCAGGATATATCAAACTGGGACGTTCGTAAGGTAAAAGATCTGCACCGAATGTTTTCGGATTGTAAGAATTTTAACCAAGATTTAAGTAAATGGTTTTTACGTGACTTGCGAATGCCTCCGTATTCTGAAGATAAAATGTTAGATACGTTAGGAAAATATTTAGAAGAATTATTTATTAATACTCCAATGTACGTAAAATTCACAACGATAAATCAATTTTTAGAAAAAGATGTTAACGAAAATTATGTTTATCCGCCTGCAAACTATCCAAATGTTAGAGACTTACCACAATTTAAAAAATTTTTTGATGAAATCAAACCGCAAGAAAAGTTCCTAGTACCCACAAGTAATGAAGTTGTAGAAGAAGCATCCAGAGCAGGGCATGAAATTCATAATGCCTTTAAAGCAATAAATTTTACAGAGTTATTAAAAATCATTGGACATAATAACGACGCTATACCTTATGCTGGAAATATTGACGAGTTTTATGTTTATGTATCTGATAAATTTATACAATTTATTAATTCCATTAAAGATGAAGAAAAAAAAGATGACCTTACGAATAAACTAAATAGTCTTAGAAATGAATTAGGGACGGTATTTTTAGACCTTAAAAAATCGGGAGAAGGGTATAAAAATTTAATAAATACAATTGTTATTTACGTAGATAAACAACCAGACAACTTTAAAGAAAATTATATTACTACTTTTATAAATGATGTTTTGACTGCTAACAACACACAAAAGTCTTGTATTAAAGGCGTAAAAGAACGTATTATAACCAGCATTGGAAACGGCGGTGCCAATATGGATGAAAATGAATACAAACCAGAATATGCTGAAATATCAAAAATAATATATCCAGTAAAACAACTACATGTTGAACATTTTGTCACTAAATGTATTTTAGATAAAGACGGTAAATATAAAACAGAATTATATGATTTTAAAGAACCAACTGAAAGAATAGAATATGTAAGAAACTGTGCTATGAACAAACTAAGAGAAGAAGATATAATAAATAATCTTAATTTTAATAAAGTTAACTTTTATATGAATGATTATATGAAAACATTATTAGACAGTGGTATGCTGGAGAACTATAATTTTATAGAGGAAAATAATAGTTCTTCAAGTTCTAACAAAGGGGGTAAGAGAACGACAAAAAAGAAGAGAACGACAAAGAAGAGAACGACAAAAAAGAGAACGACAAAGAAGAGAACGACAAAAAAGAAGAGAACGACAAAGAAGAGAAGAAATTCAAAAAATAAATAAATAATATATAAGAATACATTATTTATCAGAGTAACCTTTCTACATAATCAAATCAACAACAACTGGATAATGGTCAGAATTATATTTTCCACAATATTCATCGTATCCGTGGTATATAAAAACATTCTCTACATTTTTTCTTATAGCGTCCGTAACTAGGACGTGGTCTATCATTGAATAATCATTTTTTGAAGTTGTATTACAGTTATTATCGGAATCCCACCAATCGCTATAGCGTTCATTTTGAGGAATTTGTTCAGCAATATTATGTAGTTCGTAACTATTTGCAAGGTCGCCTTTAAATCCTTTCAAAATATCCAACACAACGGAAGTCGGTTTATCGCTATTGACATCTAAAGTTTCGGCATCATAATCGTTAAAATCACCCAACACAATGACTTCATACTTCTTAAAAATATAATCCGAAATTATGGTTTGTAAAACGGACGCTTGCGCTTCTCTCTGCGCACACCTTGCCGGGTCGGTTGGAATCGCTATAAAATGCGCCGAAATAAACGCAACATTCATTCCATTAAACTTGAATTCCGTTACATAGTGTTTGCTAACGCCGGAAGAACCTTGAGAGCCGGTATAACCGCACTTTGACCCAGCAAGCGGATAATCGTGCTTTTGTTCCGTTCTATATAAATTTACAAGTGGGTCTACGCGCGTCAAAAGCCCAACATTCTGACCAGTGCTAGTATCGGTTCCTTTTTTTAAGTATGGCACGTATGTTCCATCTAATTGGTCCTTTAACATATTTAGTTCATCGCATCCTTCCACTTCACAAAAATTAATTATATCCGGGTCAACTTCTTTAATTACATTGACAACGTAATCCAAGTGCGTTTGTGCGTCAGCAACGGTTTTCCAAGTACATCCATCACCAGGGCAATCCATATTTGTATAATAATCGATAAACAGCCACTCAACATTGTATTGAACTAAACGCAATTTGCTTTTATCCTTACGTCTATCACCGCTAGAAGAAACGTATGGGCATTCGGTGTCAGCCAATATTATATTCGTAAATAAAGAGAAAAATAAGGTCCAGAAAAACATTCTTTATATTAGTTAATAAAATATATTTAAATGGTTTAATTATATTTTAAAATTGAAATAAAAGAATACAATCAATAGATAAATAAACACATAAAAATATTTAACATCATATCATAATATGTTTCCACAAATTAAACCGAAAAATAAACTAGTCATTGAAATCCCAAGAGAGCAATATGAATTTAAGTTTAAGATGAATTTCGATGGTTGTAGCAAAGGAAATCCTGGTGTGTCAGGTGCTGGCGCGGTTATATATGAAGACAACGAAGAAATATGGGGCGACCAATTCTTTGTAGGGGAGAAATTTACAAATAATCACGCAGAATATGCTGGACTTATCCTAGGACTTCAGCAAGCAAAAAAAATGAATATTACAAATATATTGGTTGAGGGAGATAGTCAACTCGTTATCAATCAAATGACAGGAATCTATAATTGTAATTCGCCTAATTTACTGGACCTTTACGATAAAGCGAAGCAACTTGAAAAATATTTCAAAAAAATACATTATCAACACGTTGACAGAAAATTTAATAAACGCGCCGACCAATTATCAAATATTGCCGTTATGGATTACATCCTTGTACACAAATAAAAATACAAATAAAAATACAAATGGTCTAAGATAAACTTAAAACATTGTCCTTATTTTTTTATAAATATATAGTAAATGAATATCATTAAAATACCGATGAGATATTTGCCGAAAATGTTAACGAAAAAAGATAAAAAAAAGCAATATAAAATGTTAATGAAATCCAAAAACTTATATAAAAAACATAAATATTATACTCGTAAAAATATATCCTCTTATAAAAATCAAAAATCAAAACACATCGTAAACGCGCGTAAAATATATGGTATACAGAATATTTCTCCTAATAAAGAATTAGAGATGACAACCGGTTGTAAATTAGAAGCATTGAAACAAATTGTAAAAAAAGGGGAAGGAGCGTATTACTCCTCTGGCTCAAGACCAAACCAAACGCCACAATCATGGGGGTTAGCGCGATTAGCAAGTTCATTAACTTCCGGAAAATCCGCAGCGGTTGATTATGATATAATCAAAAAAGGATGTGACCATAAAAAAAAAGCGTTTATTTTAGCAAATAAGTCAAGAAAAAAATATAAATACGGACATTCAAAAACAAAGAAAACAACAATATGAAATAGACTCAAGACTCAATACTCTAGCATTTGAATATTTAAAACCTTGTTGGGTTTATATTTTAAGATGTCCAACTCTTTTTTTGTTGTAGGAAACTCATTTTGTCCATATATATCCTGTAACATAAGCCATTCAAATAATCCACCTGGATAAATAAATAAATTATAGAAACCGAGAGAATTTAATTGACTATATTTGGAGTATATTTTTTCATCATTACAGTTTCGTCCATAAATAATAATTTTTACATTTTTGTTTCCTATTTTAATGAATTTATTAATCAAATCGGTTTCTTTATTTATATTTACAGTATTACTTATCAAGCAGTCTTGTTCTAATTCACTCAACGTATTTATTAAAAGATATACTTCTGCGTTTTTTATAACATATTGAATATCTTCATAATTAATTTTTTTTATTGATTGAATTGATTGAGAATTCCCCATACATAAATATTTAACTTATTTTTTAAATATTTAAATTAATTTTTATTATTATTTATTTTTATTATTATTTATTTTTATTATTATTTATTAGTCAAACAATTTCGAAAAATCACCATTTCTAAAATGAAAAACTAAAAAACTAATTAGTCCTATCAACACATCGACCAATAAATATATCCACGCTTGTTTATTACCTATAATAGCATTATAAGCAAATAAAAAATACAACAATGAATGTAACGGTCTCAAATTATTCCACCATATTTTGTCACCAAAAACTTCAGCACCCGTTTGTCTAGAACCTGTAAAGTAAATATATATAAATCCAATCGCAGGTAGCAACGCTAAATATCCCAAATAAGGCAAATGCTGTGTGCCAATATTTTTAGCAAGCAATACAAAAACAGAACGTGTTCCTATACACCCAATCAGAAAAAGTAGAAAACGTTTTTGGATGTTATTCATTTATAATATATAAATAAATAATATATTATAAATTTTTCATTTTGAAAGACTTTTTACTTTAATGAAATTGTACGACAATTTCGACCTCTTCCTTTTTAATACTTTTAATCGCAGAAACGGATAACTCCTCTCTCTTCTTTCTAGTTTTAGAGTTATCTATAATAGTATCTTTCCTCTTTGAAGTGCTATTTCGGCTATTCATATCTTTCTCAATTGTTTCATAATTTTCTTCAATATATTCAATTACCTTGTTTTCAATAGCCCACTTAAAAAAATTCAATTGACCAATAGTTGTCTCGATACATGTGCTATTTTTATATGGAATACTTATTCTATCCCATCGACAAAAGGGGTCAAAACGTTTTTTACTGTATGCCTTCAACTTTAATTTATAATCAAAATAGACTTTGAAGCGAATTATATTTCCGTTAGTTTCAACAATAGGATATAAGGTATAATTCTTTTTAGCATAATTTGTGGCGAACCAATCAACAATCCTAAGAGAGATTCTTGACTCACCAGTGATGATTTTAAGCATTCGAGTTAAGTATTTTTCATCTTTATAAAAATCCATTAAATTATTTAGCAATAATTCATTTTGCGTTATATAAGTAGTATTTAGACTCATTATTTAGAATGCCCAAAACATATTTAAGTAGTTTATTGAATAAATAATATTTATACCTATTTTTTTAACATATTTTTTTAAACATATTTTACTAAAATGTAAAATATATATACTATATATATAAAATGTCTGATTTTATTACAACCTATTTTGGACCTTTAGATGTAAGTGCATGTTTATACTTTCGTATTTTAACTATCTTCTTTTTTGGTCTTCTAGTTTTCGCATTAGTTACTGAATTGATATATGTAGTCAAGAATTACAGAAATTTAAATTTAAGAATTTTCTCTAACGGAATTCTTTTACTATTTAACATCTTCCTTGTTTACTTTGTCAATCGTTTATTGTATTCTATGTGCAGTAAATCTTTAGCATAAATTAGCGTTACTGTTTGCACTTGAGTTCGCTCTCATTTGTCCTTGTGTGGTATTAATTGGTTTCAAAAATTGGTCTCTAATTGATACATCGTCAATATAATTATTTTGACCTAAAAAAGGGTTTCCGCCAATTTGTTGGGTTAACCCTCTATCCGCCATTTTAGAATCTAATGATTCTCTCTTATTCGAAACTTTGAACCCTGAACCATACATATCTTGATTCATTATCTCCCATGTATTTTCATCATGGTTTAAAGATGTTGTGTAAGCGTCTTTCTCAAGTTCTTTACTAAATTCTTTATTTTCAATTTCTTGTTGATGTTTCATTCTTCTGGTTCTTTCATAAGCTTCGCCGCGTGTCCATTTCCACTCCATACTAATAATATCTAATAAATATATTATTAATAAACTTATTTTTAAAATACATTCACCGTTATATTTATATAATTTAGAAAAAGTAGACAAAACATTATTACATATTTTGGGTATAAAATACATTATTTAAATATAAAGTAAATATATGACAGTTATTAACGGTATCGAAATTGATAATATTAATTATAAATTAAATGACATAAAATACGCTATTTCAAACAACGACCCAATTGAAAATAAATTGAACGTTGTTATTGCTATATCGAATCCTTGTTTGTATGCTAAAAGATATATTTTGCTAAAAGAATTTGTCAAAAGAATTGAAGAAGAAGAAACTCACGTTGAACTCTTTGTTGTAGAATTAATTTATAAAGACCAAAAGTTTATTGTAACGGATAAAAAAAATAAAAACCATTTACAACTCTATGTTGACACTCCTATTTGGCATAAAGAAAACATGATTAACTTAGGCGTAAAATATTTACTGCCTAAACAGTGGAAAGCATTCGCATGGATTGATGCCGACATAGAATTTGAAAATAGTAATTGGGCACTAGATACATTAAAAATATTAAACGGATGCAAAGACGTTGTTCAAATTTTTAGCCATTGTATCGATATGGATAAGGATGAATCTAGTCTTAATCATTTTAACAGTTTCGGTTATAGTTTTAATAAAAATAAAAAATTTGTTACTAAAGGTTTAGATTATTGGCATCCTGGATACGCTTGGGCTATTACTAGAAAAGCATACGAAAAAATTGGTGGTATATATGACAAGGGCGTTTTAGGTTCTGGCGACAGCATCATGGCTTTATCTTTTATAAATAAATGTAAGAATATGATAAACCCTAATTATTCGGATGATTATAATAATAGTATGCTTGAATATCAAGAAAAAGCAAAAACACTTCGTATTGGATACACTCCAGGCGTCATACGTCATCATTATCACGGTTCTAAAAAAAATAGAAACTATACTGAAAGATGGAAAATATTAATGGAGCATTCATATTCGCCAATAAAACATTTAAAATATAATGAAGTCGGTATATTGATTCCAACAGAAGAATGCCAGCAAAAGTTTCTAGATGAAATTATGAATTACTTCAGAGAGAGGAAAGAAGACGAATAAATTATACCTTTACAATATTCAACTGTTTCGTAAATAGAAATTTCTCGTCTGTTCGCCTACGCCTTTTTAAATTACATTCTAAGCAAGCAAGATGAAAATTATCTATATTATGTCCTTTATCATTGTCTATTCTATCGACTGACCATTGCTTCATTTCTCTGGATATATCATATAGGACATTCATTTCTAATTTACAATATCTACATCTTAATTCACATTCTAACATTTTATTTATGATTGATTCAAATGTTAAAAATTTATCTTCGTCCAGTATTTTTTTTATTTTGTCTTGCTGTTTATATCCGCTTATTTTTTTGTTTATTTCTTGAATGGCTATTTTTGATACATCATTGATATAATTAAAATTGTTGCTTGATATGTCGGTAATCATATGTAATTGGTTTAAGTAATCAAAATGCTCTTTTTCGAAGGACCATTTTTCAGTTGAAACGCGTTTTTTTATTTCTTTGGTTGTTTTATGCTCTGATATCAATTTTTTCATATGGTATTTATTATTTGTCCCTGTTATATTAATTATTTTTTGTTTGGGTTGCTCCATATCTGTGATATATATTATTTTTTTATATAATATTTTTTTATATAATATTGTAAAAAATCATATAAAACGATTTCATTAAATATATATTCTAGAAAATTGAGTTAAACTTAATGTTATATATTAATATATATATAATATAATGGAAACTATTAATAACGTTGTTGTAGACGACTGTCATGAATTGAAAAATATAAAATATAAAACTATGCTTTTAAATGGCGTATCATTAATGGAAACAAAATCATCCGATAATATTTCTAATCTTGACAAATTTTTAGAAACAGAAAAAAATAATAATAACGGTGAACCATGGTGTAAATTAAATAAAACAATGAAAGTTAAAAAGTTATGTGATTTTGTTGATACATATAGCAAACAAAATAAACTAGCAGATGATGAGATTAATGCCATGACCGCATTTTTAAAAGATAGTCTCGATAAAAAGAAGTTGTCTAGAGTAAAAGACGTTATTTACGATAGGGTTACTGGAATCATTAAAGAAATTCCTGCTCTACTATATACCAAAACAAATAAGCACTTTACCTT